ATATATTTTATAAAAATAATAATATATAAATATATCAAATGGAAAATGCCTATAAACAATCAAGTGAATGTGTTTCAGATATTCATAAACAAACGAATCAACGTATATATACTAGAAATATTCCATCTCAAATGTTGCAACCATATATAGATGTAAGACCAGTAATGACTAAATATTCATATTTTCCAATTGTAGACCCAAGAAAAAATATAAGTGTTCCATTGCAACAAATGCCAACTTACAATGTTCACCAAGTGTTTAACCCAGGAAATACACAATCACCTTGGTCAGGATTTGCTACAAATATAAATAAGGAATCTGAATTAAGAAACCAAATATATGCACTCCAAAAATGTAGCCAATCAGTTTATGTTCCTTCATCAAATTCAGATTTATATGAATATAAATTTCATACAAAAACTCAGCCAAATCCACACGAACTATTATTTCAAAATGAGTCATTTGAATCATTTAACCCAAATCCAGCACCAAGAGTATGTGGGTCAGGCATATTTTATAATAATACAAGATGTCAAGTTAAGGACATGACAAAAACATGTTAAAATAATTAAATAAAAATATTTGATTTACACCCTTGAAGATTTAAAACCGCACCCTTTATAATTAAATTATTCATTGTATAAGAAACTTTGGTTTTTACATACTGAACAAATTTGTCTAATACATTTATTGAAACATTCATCGTGAATTTGATGTCCACATTTACAACAGATATAATATTTACGTAGAAAAAGCAATTAACAAAGTAAAACCAGAAAATTATAAAAATTACTTTGAATATGCTTATAATTTGAAAGAAGGATATGAGTTGAAAAGGAAATCATCAACAAAACGAAGAAAATTAAAAATTTATAAATAACATACTTAAAATTTATTTATTATTTTAAGTATATTGTAATGCGTCTTAAAAGTGAGTTGTATAAAAAAGAGCAAGAAGAAATAATTAATAAAATTGTGAAGATATTAGATTTAGAAAATAAAACAGAATATACGCTTTATGAATTAGATAAAAATGAAGAAATCAAAAAACAAATAATGGAATTAATACCCGACATAAGAAAATATTATAGTTTTAATGGAATTAAGGCAGTTGGAGAACCAAATAAAATAAAAAGGCCTTGGTTATCAATCATAAAGCATTTGATTAAAAAAAAATATAAAATGATTAGTTTAGATTATCATTTTACAGAAGAAGGAAACCATATTAGAACACAGAAATATTGTTTTGAATTAATCAATAATTCTTCTATTTAGTTTATTAACAAAACAAGGGTCATTTAAATAATCTTTCACTTTTGGATTTATTCTTTCACATCATTGTTATTATCAAATCGATATATTCTATCGGTTAATATTAGTTTATCGGTTCTAAAATATTTATTTCCAGAAAATTGTAATGGTATAATAATTGCGTCTTCAGGAATTTCAACTACACATAACATATCTCCCCTATAAATATGTGAATCAAGTTCTTCTATTTCGCAATAATAAAATTTATATTGAAAATCAAAATGTAGCATATCGTCTTTCAATACTTTTACTGACATATTGCACAATAATTTTATAATATGTTATAATTTTTATTATATATTTCAATTTTATTTTTTAAATAAATTATATTTAGCGAAAACTACTTAAAATAAAATCTTTAGTAATATTATAAAGGATGGAAATAAAAGAAAAACCGCCTGACGACTTTTTTAAAGGAATTAAAACCTCCTTAAAAAGTGTCTTGAAACATCCTGACATTAACTTACCAAAAATTACTAATGCTGTAATTAAGTGTAATAAAATTGTTATCCAAACTATGATGTTTATGAAACTTTTTTTGTTAGACCATTATGATAAGAATAATTCATTACCAGTTATTAATGATGAATTTATTAACTCTTGTATGAAAATATTATGTAATGAAAAAGCGTCTGGAAGACCTCCTAAAAAAGAAATCAAAGATCTCAAAGATGGTTTAACTGCTTTTTACAAAACAGATTTCCAACCGCTTATTCAAAATGAAAACTTAGATTATACACATATGAATACCATTTTAGATTATTTAACTATTGATATTCTTACGATGTATGAGAATAATATTAAATTACATTATGTAGAATATGTTGAAAGATATGTAAATGTAGTTTGGAAAAAGAAATTTATTATGAATAAAATAAGAAAGTTAAATAATACGCAAAAAGCAAAGGAACAAAGAGTAAATAATTTGTGTAATCAATTACGAAAAATTAAGAATGATTTATTGAATATTGAAACAACTAATTATAAATCTCATTCTATGTATCATAATTGGATTAATCAACACAAACAATTCATTACACCTAACAAACAAAGTTATAAAAAGAATAATATTATATATGACTTGATGTGTAGTCCATTTGAGTATTTTTCTTGTATGATTTTTATGATGAAACAAATTGAAAAGGAAGAACAAACTATTTATAATGTATTTCCTATGAGAAATGAAGTTATACCAAAACACATAAGATTAGATACAACTACATTAGTTCATTTGCTTATGACAAAAAAACAAGGAAATAAAAGTGATTATTTAACAAAAGGAAACTTGAAGAGAAAAGAAGATAAAATATGGGAGTTCTTTTTTAGAACTGAACGAAAGTTTTTTAAGAAGAAGTATTATGAATTTCACCATATGATAGAAACAGATGGAGTAAGTTGTTCTTTGTTATTATTGCGTAAAGATTTAGTTGGTAAAAAATTACCGATGATGAAAAAAGGATTATTAACTGAAACCTATATTGATGAATTAAATGATTATTCTTCTTTACAAAATAAAAAAATAGTGGGGATTGACCCTGGTAAGAATGACCTTATTTATTGTGTAGATAATTCAAATAAAGAAGCAAATAAGTTTCGTTATTCACAAGACCAACGAAGAAAAGAAACAAAGAAAAAGAAGTTTTCAAAAATACAACTGGAATTGAAGGAAGAAAAAATACAGGGCAAAACGATTATAGAATGGGAAACTGAAATATCTAAATTCAATCGTAAATCACTTAATATACCAAAATTTAAGGAATACATTAAAAAGAAGAGTGAAATAAATGGAATGTTATTTACATTTTATGAAAAATACATTTTTAGGAAATTGCGCTTACAAAGTTATAGAAACACAAAAAGAAGCGAACAAAAAATGTTAAATAACTTCAAACGAATATTTGGAAATGAAAAAAATGTAATTATTTGCTTTGGCGATTACGAACAAAAACAACAAATGAAATATAAGGAAGCAACAAAAGGAAAAGGAATGAGAACCTTATTTATAAAAGCAGGTTTTCAAACTTATTTGGTTGATGAATTTAGAACAAGTTGTATGTGTTCAAAATGTGAAATAGGTATTTGTAAAAAAACTATGGTTAGAAAAAATCCAAGACCATATAGAAGCGGTAATGCCTTAATCCATGGACTGATTTGTTGTAAGAACGGATGCGGTTATTGGAATAGAGATGTGAATGGAGCTACAAATATTTACAAAATTGCTTATAATGCGATAAATAATAAAGAAAGACCAAATTATTTATCAAGAAGCAAGAACAACTCAGGGTTTTTAGAAGAATTCCCAAAACCAAAATTTACACGCTCTGCGAAGGGCAAACCTTGTTAATTTTTTTGGCATTAAGCGTGCCATTTTAAATCTTCAAGGGTGTAAAGAGATAATTAGCAATAAACCTCCATCAGATATGCCACCAGATGTAAAATACGCATATAACACGTTTATTAAGGCATCTATACATTACTTCAAAGTAGCAGACAACAATGACTTGTTACAAGAGGAATATAAAGACGTCGATTATTATCTACAGGAATGTAGTGAACATGCTACGCTTTTGACAGAAAATTCTACCGTCCATGATGAAGCAAATAAACTTTTAATGCGTTCTGTTAAAATGGACGTACCAACTTTAGATAAATATGTTAAACGAACTTCTGTCAAAAAAGATAACAATATTATTTTACCAAAATCTAGAGAAGTTGATATTATGAATCCGGAATTAAAAAATAAAGGATTAAAAAAGAATAATATCAGTAATTTATATGAAGACAATAACTCGAAATAGAAAAATCAAGAACATAACAAAAAAGAATAGAAGAAGAAACCATTCAGCTAAAAATCGAGTTAAATATGGTTCCGGAAAACCGTCTACTCATAAAAAAATTAATTGTAGTCCTAAACCCAAGGATAAGTTGAATAATTATACTTGTTATACTAATGACGCATTAATTTATTTAAGAGACCATTGGAACGCACGACATCCTGATGTTAAAATTGAAACCAACTCTCCTAAAGAAATCCATAGACAACTTAGTGAACATCTTAGAGATGCATGTAATAACGAAGCTTGTTGGCTTAAACAGAAAGGATCTTTTGGACATCTTGAAAACGATTTAGCCGATTCATTTGCACCTGAATCACCTCCTGAATGGAAGAAAAATCCCAATGAATGGTTATCAAGTGTTGATATTATGAAAGTTATGAAGCAATATGAGAAGGCTTATAAACATTTTGACTTTATGGGACCTACTCCTATAAATTTTGACTCTAGAAAATTATACGGTGAATGCGTTTGGGAAGAACTCTGTAAATTTGATTTAGAAAAGCTTATCAAAAAGAGTAAGACAATGATAGGCATTATTTTTAATACTGACCCTGATAATAAACCTGGACAACACTGGATATCTATGTTCGTAAATATCAAAAAGAAGACCATATTTTTCTTTGATAGCACTGGGGATGAAGCACCACACGAAGTAATGGAACTTGTTAAACGAATTCAAAAACAAGGACTAGCCCTTAAACGACCAATTCAATTTAAATTTGATAGTAATAAAGGAGTGGAGCATCAATATGGTAATACTGAATGTGGCATTTATTCTATTTATTTCATCATCCATATGTTAGAAAATAAGATGACTGAACATTATCTTAAAACTCACATACTTAAAGATGAATATATGGAAAAATTTAGAAAAATATATTTCAATGATTCGTTATAAAAACATATAAAAATACAATTGTATTATTATATATTTCAATGTCTGCTCGTCAATTTATTCAAAAAGATAATGTTGCAATGTTATGGGAAGTTATTAGTGATGAGGAAATTTTTAAATTTTTAACAAGAGATGTACAAGCAAAAGTATATCAATTATTTTTAAATAACATTCAAGGGTTTTTTGACAACGAGAAGATGACAAATTCCCTCGTCGATATAAATAAAAAATATATTTTGCTTATTCTCAATCATATTAAAAGAAATTTTAATATACAACCAAATAAAATTACAATACATCAAGAACCTGTTAAAGAGTCAATTACATACGAAGAGATACAAAACGATAGACGAAGTAAATTTGACAGAGATTTCAATCGACGACAAGAAGAATTTGAAGATGCTATGACTATTAAAGCTCCGCCTGTTCCTGAATTTGCCGATAAAGAAACTGACAGACCCATTAAAGAAATGGATAAAATCTTAAAAGAAATGCAATCACAACGCAATTATGAAATTGAACAAATAAACAGAAATCAAAATTCCGCTGTACAAGTTGATAACTGGCTTAAACCTCAAGAAACTTCACTGAAAACTGAAAAATTTACTCCTGTTGAACAAAATCAGACCTATAGTAGATTTAAATTTTTAGACCAAGAGTCTCAAGAAGGAGTAAAAGATAAAAAAAATGTATCGTTTAGTAATATAAATGAAATACAAACATTTAATATTGAAGATGAAGAAGATGATAATATATTTTCAAAACTCAAGAAGATACGTGAAAATAAAAAAGATGAAAAGAAAGAAAATATAACTCTTCAAATACATGACACGACTGTATTTGAAAATAATGAAGATAGGCTTATTAAATTAGAGAGAGAAGTTATAAATATTAATTCAAAAATAGATAAGATATTGGAATTATTAAATAGACAAATTTAATTTCTTCTATTTTTTCTTGTTTTTCTTCTGTTTTTTCTTGTTTTTCTTTTATTTTTTATATGCTTTTTACTCTTTTTGCCACCTGTAACTTTACTTCGTTGATCACGAGCACCACGATTTGTCGTAGAATAAGAATAAGGTTGGCTTATACGTTGGGTTATACGTTGGGTTGATTCTGAACTAGAACTAGACGAACCTTGTCTACTAGTTCGATAATCGTTTAATCTTTTAGTCAAATATAAAAAGCTTGGTACAATAGCCATAGACAATCGCAATAATCCTGTTATTTGACTCAAATTTGTTGCATTTGTTGTAATAAGATCTTCTAGTTGAAGCCTCGTTTGATTAATTGTACACGTTAAAGTATCTGCAGGTGCTGCATAGGTAGTAACAGTATTTAATCCAACATTAGCATATTGAATCATTGATGAAGGTAAGATATGACTTAAAAGGCCTGTGCTTGAAACATATTCTACATTAGTTCCACATTTATCTGCAAGTGTTAAGCCAGCTTTTGTTATAATTTCAAATATTAATTTTGAAAAATTAGTTTGTATAGAATTTTCTGAACAAAATGAACCTATTGATTTCATAACAATAGTAAAAAAAGATAATTCTGATTTTTTGAAATTTTCAATAGTATTCATTATATCTTGATAGTTTGGTGATGCATCTAGTGCACTTGATGTAATGTTACTTAAACTCTGACCTGTTTGAGAAACCATAATATCAATTTTTACATAAACCATATATAAAAGAATAATTGAACTTACAAAACTCATAATTGCAGTAAAGTCATAAAAACCAAATTTAAATTTATCACCTCCTAAATATACAAATTTTTTTTTACCACCAAATTGCGTAGAGTTTTTTGGATAAAGTTTTTTTACAAAACTTTTAAAACCTTCAGGGTTAAACTCCATGTTTTCTTGTGTAAACATTTCATTAAGTTTATCTGTAACATTATCTAAAAGTTCTTCTTCTTGAGAATCAAGTGTTGCCTCAACACCTAAATTATATTGGTCCATCATTAATCCAGCTATTTCATTAATATCATTTGGAGCAACTATAATATCTAAATCATTTATATCGCAAGATGACATATATATTATAATAACAAAAAAATTATAATATGTATTATTTTAATAAATAATAATTTACTTAATAACAAGAGCCTTAAATACATCTTGACCTCTTTCATTTTTCTCTAGTGTTCCTACTTGTAATGGTATAATAGTTGGGTCTTGTAAAGCGGCTTCATAAGATTTTAAGTCATATATATTTAATACAGTTGGGCTTATTCTTCGATAAACGTAATCAACGCCACTAATATTGATTGGTTTGCCAGTCCATTCGATTTCCCTCTTATTGGCTTGAACCGTTGTATCGTTTTGCTGTTCAGAATAATCAGGAACATAAGAAAATTTATTGATAGTTGGGTCTCCAAAATTGACACATTTTCCGTTCGAATAAATATAACAATCGAAGGCTGACTCTTTGATAGCATCGGTTAATTGTTTAGTTAATCTTGCTTTAATCTCAGATATTTCAAACAAATATTGGTCACTAGTAAAAGGGACACTTGGCTTAACCTTACTTAAATCTTTTCGTTTCAATTCTATAGCCTCATCGGACTTCAATTGTGCCTCGGAAAATACCATTAAATATACAAAAACTTCAACAGTTTGAAATTGAATCGGCAAATCTTTATGACTGCAAATACGTCTGGCACGACCAATGACTTGTTCAGAACGTACTGGATGCCAATATGGGTCCATAAGATGAACATATCGTGTATTACGCAAGTTTATACCTTCAGACCCGGATGATGTAATCATAAATACTTTAATTACTTCGCCCATATTATTATTTCTATAGGACTTTCTAAGTTCATTACTAATGCTGTCAGGAATGTCATCCCATTCACCATTGTAAATTTTTCTGACAATCTCTTTTTCTTCAACAGTTTCTGTTCCGGTATATAAAGCATATGTTGGTTTACCTTTATCTTCTTCGGGAATATTTATCTCCCATAATCCGAGAGAATTCTTTTTAATTTTAAATTGAGTAAATCCATTTTTATCCAAAACAAGGGTAAATAAACCAATACCTTCAGCTGTTCTAAATTGACTATAAACTAAATGCAAGCCTTGATATTCCGGGTCTTGGATATTTTCAAGTATGTGTAAAAATTTTGGACTATAAGTTTCAAGAGCTTCTGGTGTAAAATAATCATTAGCATGCTCTTCCATCTCTTTTAATTTATGTTGCAGACGCTGAGTATAAGTTGTACCACCTAATGTATCAAGAACTTCATCTCCTTCAATTTCGGCTTCACGATCATCATCTAAGTCTTGTTTAGCCTCAATTTTTCTTCCTTGTTTTAATGCTGAAACGATATCATTTTCATCTTCTCCTTTTTCTTCCTCGCCATCATTCTTTTTAGCTTTAAATGGAATAGGTCTGTCAGGAATTACAAAATTGCAAGCTAGACGAGAGAAAATGCGATATGTTGAGGTTTGTTCAGCTCCATCTTCAGCCTCGGATTTAGGTTTTTTCTTTTCTAATTTTCTCTCTTCTTTACGAGCACCCTCATATACTTTGAATTGAACATCACTCATTGGGATACGTTCCACATGATAATCAACACCTAGTGTTTTATCAAATTTAGGAAGCAAACTTTCCTGAGCACTTCTGAAATAAGAAGATAAACCTAATATACGACGTTTTAATGCATCTGAGTTTTTTAATGTTCTATCATTTTCATTAACATATCTTACCATAAATTCATCTAACTTGTCAGGTAAAGCTTTTTTATATTTAATTTCAATTCCGTTAGGAATAACATCTATATCATTTCTTTTAAGAATACTTATTATTTTACGCTCGAAATCATCATCTGAAATAAATTCAGTATCAAATTCAGTCTCACCACTTTCCGACTTCTTTGTATTTGTTACACCTTGGTATCCAGAGTCTTTTTTAATTTTATTCTTAAATCCAAATGGGTTTCTAGTTATAGTTAAAATTTTACTAGAGGGGGAGTAATCTAAATAATCTAAGGTCTTCTCTCCAAGCAACATTTCTCTAAGTGAATTTCTATCTATTTTTTTATTAGTTTGAACATTTAATGGTATTCTCCATGTTTTGATGTATCCTCTTAAAATGTTAAATAGAATTCCAAATTCATTTGGATAGTTAATAACAGGAGTTCCTGTAAGTAATATAACCCTTGCATTATTTGCGCTTAAAAGCATTTCATACAATTTAGTAGATAAATTTAATGGTTCACTTTCTTTTTCTCCGCGTTTAGACTCTGCGATCGGTTTTTCCTTCTTCAATTTATTAACAATTCTACTAATAAAGTTATGCGCTTCATCAATAATTACAACAGAATTATCAAAAATATTTTCACTTCCATTTCTAGCCTTAGAAGCCATTTTAAGTTCTTCCAACTTTCTCTCTCTTAAACCGTTATAATTGATAAATCTGTATTTTTGTTTAATCATTTCATTCAATTGTTCTTCAAGTACGCGTCTATTTGTGTCACTAAGTTCGTCGTAGTTTGGTCGTTTCTTTACATTAATAAAAAAAGCTCCTCCATGTCGTCTAATATATTCTTGTGGTAAATTTAATACAGCTGACAAAATAGTCAAAGCTTCTGGGCGTTCCTCTATAGAAATCCATTCCCAAAACTGATTTTTCTTATATAACAGGTCACCACATTTTTTTAATTCGCCAACATAGTTTGCACGTAAAGATGCTGGAGTCATAATAATTATATCTTTTGAATCTTTCATACCTTCAGCAATAGCTATACTAGTACAAGTCTTACCTGAACCTAAACCATGATATAAAAGCAAGCCTCTATATGGTGTATATAGATTCATATAATCTCTGACAATTTTCTGATGCGTTAATAGAGAGAAACTAGTTGATGTTTTGCCGATTGTATCACACGAAATATTCTCTGTATTTTCTTCCAATTCTCTTTTATAAGGTTCAAAGAGAGAATTAATAAAATTTACAAAAATCTCTCTATTGTTCATTATATAATTACCAACTTTGATATTTATTGGCTGAGACCTCTTAGGTAAACGTTTAGTTAAATCAGTATCTCCCATTCGAATATTAATTTCTGGTCCAAGAACAGCAATACCTTTTTCAGGTTTTTCGGTTTTTCTCTTCCTTTCCTTTGGCAATTTAATTTTTACAGTATCCTTTTCTTCATCTTCTTTCTTTTTGAAAACAAATTCTTCTGGAGATTCCTCCTTTTTATCTTCAGCAATTACTTCTACATCTGCCTCTTCTTTGAAGGCAACTTTCTTTTTAGGTTTCATGATAAGTTCTTCTGGAGATTCTTCATCTTTTTTCTCTTCATCATCCTCAGCTTCAATTATTAATGGTTTTTTAATTTCTATTTTTTTAGCCTTTTTGACTTTTGATTCTGGCTCAAGTCTAGGTTCAATTTTTTGCTCTTCTATTGCAACAAGAGGTTTAATAGTTACCTTAGTTTTTTTACTTTCAGCTAATTTCTTAAGCAATGCCTCTCTATCATAACCCTCCTGCGTTTTATCTACAATTAGTGGACGACCAGTTACCTCTTTATGATCTTCATGATCTTCAGATTCTTTAAGATGTTCGATTTCTTCAGCATCAATATCTACAGGTAAAATACCTTGAACTTTTTGAATTTCAGAAATCTGTTCACTTAAATCAATAACACCTTCTTCAAGTTTTTCACCAAGTGTTTTTTCAGTAGCTTTTTTAAGAGCTCTTGATTTTCTTGGAGTTTTCTCTCCTTTTATTACAACAGCAACTCTTTCTCTTTCTTGCACTGTTGGTTTAACCATCAATTTTTGTTTTAATTGCTCTAAATGATTCATTGCTTATATAATTTATATATATAAATTTTTCAAATTTTACATATGAAATGGAAAAGTATTTCAATAATGTAATTTTAAATATTGTATAATATAAATGGATGTGATTTATTCCTTATCAAAATTTTCTAATGCTCTAATAGCTTCATTACATGCAGTTTGTTCGGCCTTGCGTTTGATTTTGTGCTGACCTTCACCCATATAAATAAGCAACTTTGAATTTTCTTCGAGGTACTCATGAATTGCCTTATAATTTTTAAAGAATGAGATGTCAACAGAATCTTCATGCGTTAAGTGAAAAATATGCTGACCCAGGCACAAATAGACACCCATTTTGTAGCCAAGTTCGGTATCATGTTCGATTTCCAAGTAATGAGGTGTAACCTTAAATTCCTTTTGTATCTTTACTTGGAGAATATTTTTATAATTGTCGTCATTTTGAATAAGTGCAACCCAGTCGATGTGTGTTTCAAAAATTCGATTGATAAATTTCTTAGCCATTTTGAAGCCAGGACTTTCGTAGTCTAAACAATCCTCAGACAACGGGTTATGTGTCTCAAAGTTTAGAAAAAGAGCACCAATAAATGACTCAAATAAGCACCCAAGTTTCTTTAAATTGGTTCTAATTTTCTTTTCTTCTGCGTGTTTAGAGATAATTAGCCATTTATGCAGTCCCATTTCTAATGCGATTTTTCCGATTGCCTCATTCTTTACGATTGCAATTTTCTTTTCAGTCATAAATCCTTCATTTTCTTTAGGAAATCTTTTATATAAATACAACTTAGTAACACACTCCAAAATACCATCACCTAAAAATTCTAAACGTTCATTAGATTTAGAGCTTAAATGCATACAATCAGATGGACGTTCAACAATTGTAATATTTTGTTCAGCGTTCTCATATTGAGGTCTCTTCGTGTAAGAACGATGTACAAATGCACGCTGATAAAGTTCCAATTTACGAACAGTTGGGGGTAAGTCATATTTAGAAAGAATAGATTGTACTTCGCACAATGTAATCTTTACGTTTAGAGGATTATATGGATTAAATACTAATCCTTCATCAGTTTTAATAAGGTCGTCGTCGTGAGAAATTTTTATTTCTGCCATTTAGATAATATCTTTAGATAACTTTATATTGTTTATAATAATTATTTGTCTACTTGACAAATTAAATATTTAGATAAATTTTTAGCATTTAAAAAAAATAAAATATTA